GTTTTAAACCATGTATTTACTTCAATTTATCATGCCATCAGACGGTGTGTTGTTAGAAATGATGAAACAGGTTCACACCGATGTAGTTCAAATCCGAGACAATCACTTGGCACACATAGCGGAGGACTTAACGGAGATGAAGGTCGAACAGGCGGAGATGAAGAAGGACATAGCAATAGTAATGGACTTCAAAGCCGAAGTGGAAGGAAGTCTAAGAGTCATCGTAAAGAAAGTTATCGGCGTTGGTATTGGAATAGTCGTCGCAGTTCTCGGATTACCCGTAGTTATGTAAAAGGAAATGATAATATGAGCAATAATAAAGCAAGTCAAAATGATAGGTTAGTGTGGGTTATTGGTGTTCCATCAATACTGGCATTTGTTGGGTTCGCATGTCTGATTATTTGGAGAGGATTAAATGACCCCTCACTATTAGATAGACTTGAAGAGTATGGTATCTTATTAGGTTTCATAAGTGGTCCGGCTTTAATGTTCATGAATAGTATTCTTGAACTTTGGAAAACGGAGCAAAAGAATGAAGTTGATTCTATCCCTGCTGAAACCGAAGCAAGACTGGCAAGAGCAAAGGCTCAACATGAGCATGAAATGGATTTAGCAAAGGCTCAACATGAACATGAGATGAAAGTTGAGATGGAAGAATTGAAGCAAAAAACGAGCAAATAGGCCGATAAGGTTTAGAACCAAAGGCATGTAGTATAGTTCATGGCGGAGAGGCGTAGGCGTTTTCTTGATAGATTCAAGAGAAATAAAATCGAACCAACGGTCATTAACATGGAAAATAAAGATGAGATGGATTACAAACATTTGGCATCTTTAACAAAAATTGGTATGCAAACCTCCGCTCACAGTTATGCTACAAGTGGTGCTACACCCAATATAGATTATACATTAATTAAACAAATAAGTTTACAAAATGAGGTAGTAAATGCTATTCTAAGGAGAACTGTTGATGATTGTTTAGGAAATGGCTATCGTTTTGATTTACAAGAAGGTATTGAACAAGGAAATTCTGTTGAATTAAATACACTTAGAGAGTTTTTCAAAACACCAAACCCTGACGACAACGGCGACGAATGGCTTGAATCATTAATCTTTGACTTGGCATTATTTGGAGATGCATATTTAGAATTAGATGGAACTAAAGATAAGTCAAGTAAGAATGGGGAGGACTGGAACTTCGGAGGAAATCTTGTCTCGATTTGGAATATACCTGCTGAAACAATGAAGATTATTCCCGCCAATAGGACACCTGCACCACCTGCTATGGCGTTCATACAAACCATAGAGCGAAAAACCCGTAGGTTCACATCGAGTAAAGTTATTCATATATCAAAATACAAAGCAGGTAGGGGATATGGTTCTTCACCACTTGTTCCATTGATGAATACAATAGCAGGTCATCTAAACCTATCCAATTACATAAACGAATCATTCACTGGAACATTACCAAAGACTATACTTAATGTTGGAGATGTTTCTAATGCTGAAATGAAATCCATGCTTGCCATGCTTGAGCAACAATTAAGCGGGGGTAAATCCCCTTTTGGTCTTGTAGCAGTAAATGGTGGAACTGGGTTTCAAACTGTTAGATTATTGGACTCGATAAAAGATGGTCAGCATTTAGATTTACTTTATTATTACAGAGAAGAGATATGTGCAGTATTCGGAATACCACCAATGAAACTGGGTTGGGTTCAAACAGGTAAAATGTCAAATCCTGAAACACAATTAGATTCATGGTATGATGTTGTTGAAGCATATCAATATAGAGTTGAGTGTATGGTCAATCACAAGATACTTCCACTTTTGGGTATTAAAGATTATAGGTTTGCTTTCAATTCGATTAGACCATCTAAGCAAAAAATAATGGCGGAAGTGGTAAGAGCGCAGGGTCAGGCGATTGCTTCTTTAAGACAAGAAGGGGTAATTAGTATAAACGAATCAAGACGAATGCTTGGTCTTGAGTCATTAGACTTCAATGAAGCCGATGACCCGTTCTTCCTATCACCTAAATTAACAATCAACCAATCACAAGAGGAAGAGGAAGTCCAAGAGGAAGAGGAAGATAACACAGAGGAATGAGTATGTCAAACATCTCTGTTAATCATGCAGTATTTTCAAGAATAGGACTTAAATTCCAAATGTTGGCGGCCACTTTGCCCGAATCGTATAACAAGGAATTATCTAAGAGGATTGCTAATTTTATTCTAAGAAAGGCGAAACAATTAGTTCCAGTTGATACAGGGAAATTGAAGGCTTCGGGTAGGGCAGTTAAAACACCATCAAGAAAAGGCTACACCGTCAGATTTGGAAATTCAAGGGTTGGCTATGCGTCAGTAGTGGAGTTTGGAAGAATATCTTATGCTCCAATGCCACCAAAACCATATCTTAGACCCGCAGTTAGAATGGCTAAAGAAAAAATGAAATCAGTTCCACAGGAAGTATTCAATGAGAAATTTAGACAAATTTTCCCATTGAGAATGCGATAGGCGAAACTATTATATAGGGTTATCTCTTCCGATGTAATATGGCGAGAGATAAATTAAGCAAATTCCCAAACTGGATTAACCACCGTGCGTATTTACTCGCTAAAGAAGCATTGGCAAATCCTGAACTACGATGGGCTTCTATCGAGTGTCTTGATGCGATTTTAGCAAATAAACCAAGAGCGGTAGGTAATTCGGCCACACCCCAAAATAAATACTTGGGGAGAATGAGCGTGCCAAATTTTCTCAAGCGTTGGGGATGGAGTTGTATAAGACAACCCAGTAAAAAACACTCATCTTGGGTGTTTGACTATGATAATGAATGGTTGGAAGCCAAGTATTTGAAAGTTCTCAACCAAACTCCAGAAGAATATATTGTAAAGGAAGTGTATTAAACCCTTTATCGTAGTCAATAGGTCATGGTTGATTTTAACAATGCAGTTTTCCTTGATGATAACAATTTGTTCGATGCAATTAAAGGCAAACAGGAAGAAGCGGTTTTTGAATACCGAATGATAGTTCCTTTCAAAATTGATAAGTCCTTTGATGGTGACGAATATCAAAAAGCCGACAATGATGTAGTAGTCTATGGTCCGGTTTATGTCGGAGATGAAGCAATGCTTGACCGACACAAAGAAATGGTCGAACCAAAAGCAATTTTAGATTCATGGAACTCTTATGCAAAAAACCCAGTTATTCTATACAACCATAGAAAAGACTACGGGGTAATTGGAGTTATGGAAGATGTTGAAATGGGAGTCTATGAAGATGATGACAGGAAAATTAAAACAGTCATGGGTCGAGCAAGAATAGACGGTGGAGAACAAGACATTGTTAGAAAGATACGAAAAGGAATGCTTAGGTCTTTCTCTATTGGTTTCATAGCAAAAGCGGCAGTAAAGGAATGTCCTAATGACAAAGATGATGATGCTTGTTATGTTCGATTCACTGATATTGAATGGATAGAAACAAGCGTTGTTGATATTCCCGCTTCACCCAATGCCCTTTTTGATGTGGAGAAATCTTTGGTTTCTTACACAGGTGCAAATTCCCACAGTGATTGTTCTTGTAAAGGAGAACAAAAACACATTTTGGCAATTGAAGAAACGGAAGATGCATATATTGTTGAGTTTGAGAAAACCGAAGAAATGCCAGTTCCAGAAGACGGAATGGAAGAACTGCGCCAAGAAATTGAATCATTAAAAGAATTACTTAAAGGAGTTATCGAGTCCGATACAGTTAATACCCATATAGGGAAGGAAAGTGACATGTCTGATGAGAAGAACTCCGATGATATTATCGAAGATGTTGAAATCAAAGCCGAAGATGTTGTTGTTCCTACCGAAGAACCTACTACCCTAAAGACCGAAGAGGTTCTTGAGGAAGAAGTGGTCGAGGAAGCAACCGAAGAACTTGTTGAAGAAGCAACCGAAGAGGTTGAAGAGGAAGTTGTTGAGGAAGAAGAAGTTGTTGAGGAAGAAGCAACCGAGGAAGAAGCAACCGAGGAAGAGGAAGTTCTTGAGGAAGCAACCGAAGAAGAAGAAGTCGAGGAAGAAGTTCTTGAGGAAGAACTTGTCGAGGAAGAAGAAGTTGTTGAAGAGGAAGTTGTTGAAGAAAAAACAATGTCCGATGAATCGGTATTAGAAGAAGTTGTGAAAACTATTCTAAGTATGCAAAATTCAATCAACGCCCTGACTGAAAAACTCGATGAAACAGAATCACTAAAAACTACACTTACTGAAAAAGAAGAAATTATTACTTCTTTAAATGAAAAGATGGAAATTGCTGAAACCGAAGCGAAAATTGAAGCGGAAGTTAGCAAGAGACTAACAGAAAAAATGGCGGAAGTGGGATTTGATATACCCGCTCCTAAAGCCGACAGAAAAAGCCTATCGGCTGACATAACTCCTACTGAAAAGAACTCTGGCGTGACCAAGTTTGACCCACAACCAAATGTAAGCAAAGGTATGGTCGGACTCGGCTCTTGGCTATCCGAGAGGATTGAGAGCAGAGGACTCTGAAAGTAGGATATACTTAATAACCAAATAGAGAAAGGGATATAATATGACAAGCGAAGAAATGAACTTTAATGAGATGACTGAAAAAGTAAAAGCGGCGTTAGCGGGTGCGGCAGCAACCACAGGTGCAACAATGCTTCCTACTGAAACTGCGGAAGAGATAATCGGAATAGTATATGAGAGGAACTTCATGAGAAGTCTTTTCCCTGCTATGCCAATGTCAAGAAGAATCATGAAGATTCCAAAATTGACAGGTAGTGTATCATTCCACCAACAAACTTTGACAATGGCCGAAGCCGGAACTGCCGCAGGGGAGAGCCGAAACGCTACTGACGAAGTTGAGTTGGAACTTAAGACAATGATTGCTAACATACCAATCGGTAATTATCTGATTGCATACGGTGTCGAAGGATTGCTTGCAGTTCTAAGAGATGACATTGCTTCACAATTGGCTACTAACGAACAATCTTTGTTTATTAACGGCGACACTACTGTTTCATCTTCATACCAAGACAACATTAACGGTGAATATCAAGCAACAGGCGCACAGTTGAACCTAACTGGTGTTAGCGGAACTGTAAATGATTACCTTCTATTGTTT